AGCACATCCTATGACTGGAGACGTAACCAAGAAATATGATGAATTCGCTATAAAACAATCAGTCAAGAATCTTATACTTACCAATCACTATGAGCGTCCATTTCACCCAGAAATAGGATCTCAGATTACTGGTTTGATGTTCGAAAATTGGAGCCCGATGGTGCAGTCTGTTATAAGGCAGTCCATAATCAATACTATAACGAACTTCGAGCCACGTGTTAAATTGATAGATATTACAATCAATTCTAGTCCAGACGAAAACTCTATAGATGTTTCAATAACCTTCAAAATAGTCAATACAGAAACTCCATTAACAATAGATATAACACTAGATAGAACCAGATGAGCAATAAAATACAAACTACCGAACTAGACTTCGATGCAATTAAACAGAGTCTAAAAACATATCTGTCAGGACAGTCTGAATTTTCGGATTATGATTTCGACGGTTCTGGATTGAACATTTTACTAGACGTATTGGCGTATAATACACATTATAATAGCCTTTATTTGAACCTGGCTCTTAATGAATCATTTCTAGATACAGCATCAAAGAGGGCCAGTGTTGTATCAAAAGCTAAAGAACTTGGATATGTACCTAGAAGTTCAAGATCGTCTAAAGCTATTGTAACTGTTACATATATTGATAACAGCGTTGGCGCACCATCATACTACGAAATTCCAGCGTACAGTCTTTTCACTACTCAGAATAATGAAAAGACATATGTATTCTATAATCTTGCTCCAAAGATTGCGTATAGAAATGGTAATCAGTACATATTTAATGATATGGAAATATATGAGGGTAAGCTATTATCATATAGCTATGAATACACACAAGGTAGATCCTTTATTATACCTAATAAAGATGCTGATATATCCACACTTAAGGTATCTGTGCAAGACTCATACGGTAGTGGTAACACAACAGTTTACACAAGCACTAATGATATTGTGAATATTACCGGTGAATCCACTGTATATTTCTTCAAAGAAAACTATGATGGATTGTATGAGATAGAGTTCGGTAATGATATTATAGGTAAGGCACTAGCAGAAGGTAATGTAGTTACTATGGACTATATTGTATGTAGTACTGATGAACCTAATGGAGCAAGAAGCTTTACATATAGTAGTGGAGGTACTGGAGGCGTATCAGTGTATGTTACCACTCTTCAGAGCGCACACGCCGGTTCAGTTGGAGAAGATGTTGAGTCTATCAGATGGAATGCACCGAGAGTATATACCACACAGAATAGATGCATAACTACCAGTGATTATATTTCTACTATCAAATCTATGTTTAATGCTACTGCAATAAATGTTTGGGGTGGACAGGATAATGTTCCTCCTCAATATGGGAAAGTGTTTATATCTGTAGTACCAACAAATAAAGATTTTCTAGATGATGGAGATAAATTAGCCATCTTGAGTATCATAAATCCTAGAAAATCTCTTTCTATTACGCCAGAGTTTGTAGAGCCTCATTATCTTAAATTAAATTTAGATATAACTTTTTATTATAATCCTAATCTTACTACTAGAACCTCTTCAGAAGTATCTTCTATAGTTCTACAAACGGTAATGGATTATAAGACAAACAATTTATCATCATTTGATGGTATATTCAAACAGTCTAGACTTTCTGCTAATATTGATAGTTGTGATAAGGCAATAACTAGCAACTCTATTAGTTTTAAAATACACAGAGAAGTGCCTCCTGTATTTAATCTGAATACTGGTTACAGTGTGTTAATAGGTAATGCTATTCATAAAAGCATTGATCCTTCTGAGGATGTTATATCTTCAGGATTCTATATAGCAGATTCAGAATTTGTTCACTATATTGATGATAGCCCAGATAAATATAGTGATTCTGGTATATTAAGACTTTTCTATAAAGACGTAAACGGAGAAAAGATAATCGTTTCAAACGTAGGGACTGTAGACTACAAGAATGGATTTTTGATGGTGAATCATTTAACTATAGTGGGTCTCTATCTAACGGATTTTGGATTTGTTGTCACACCAAAGCTTAGTGATGTTGTATCAAATAGAAATCAGTTCGTCACTATACAAGAGCATATGGTTAACATTACTCCTTTACTGGATAACAGATAATGACTAGTTTACAAAGCATATCAGCCCCTAGCCAGCTGCCGGAGTTTGTAAGATCCTATTATCCGGTTTTTATAGAGTTTGTTAAGGCTTACTATAAATGGATGGGAGAACAGAACGCGGCGTTTGGTGATGTTGTTAATATAGACACCGCCCCGGAAGAATTTGTACAGTTCTTTAAGAGCCAGTTGGATGTATATCAGCATCTAAGCTCTTCTCCATACTTTGACATAAGATATTTAAAGAATATTAAGCAGATATATGCAAGCAAAGGATCAGAGAAGCTTTTAGTACGTATTCTAGAACTAGTTTATAATTCTAACGCAACCGTAGATTATCCGGGAAAGTACATATTACGCGCTTCTGATGGAAAATGGGAACGTGATTATTTTATCATATTATCACCAGAATATGGCACGATTCCTGCTATATTTGATTACTTCTATATAAAAAGTGACAATAAAGAGCGTGTTAGAGTAACAAGACATAATATACTTAGTAATGGTAAGCTAAAAATATTCTTTAGTTCTTCAGAAAGAGTAACTATATTAGCCGATAATCTTGTAGAAATACAGGATGAAAGCGGCGAAATCATGTATGTTGGTAGAGTACAGAGAACTACAGTAGGTCTAAATGTTATAGATGGTAGTATTAACTGGCAGCTTGGTCAAGTATTCAAGATCCCCGGAACAGTTACTAATTCTTATGGTAAAGTCACTAAGGTAAATTTAGACGGTACTGTACTACAGACTGCTATATATGATTTTGGATATGATCATACAGAAGGGCAGATAGTTACCGCGTATCCTTCTCCTATTGAAGTTGTAGGAGAAGAAGCTAGCTTTGAGACAGTGTACGGTGTTGTGGGTAAAATGACTGGATATTGGAGAGATGATTCTGGTAAGATATCTCATCAAACTATAAGACTGCCTGATAATTTCTATTACCAGATATTTTCATATGTTGTAACAAGTGATGTACCTACAAATAGCTATATTGAGTTTGCAAACAAGATTAATCCTGCAGGTAATAAGTTATTCACCACATACAATAGAGATTATAGAATATCATTACCCGTAGATGGTAGAACTATTGTACCAAATAGATATTTGTATTTTGGTCCTGAATTTATAAATGTACAAGATGATGCACCAACGCTGATATTTGATAAGGTACCATCAATAGATAATGTAACTGCTGCTAGTTTGGCACCAGTATTAGCTTTCACTAAGGTTCTAGAACACCCATTTACTGCGGATGATAGCATTCGTGCATTGAACTTTACAAAAGATCCAGGGATTGATCCAGTAACTGCGACTGATTCCGCACCAGTGTTTAATTTTACACAAGTACTAGCTCATAGCGTAACTATGACTGATTTAATAGGGTTCGGGCAAACTGGGCCTCTAGACGAACCTATAAATATATCAGAAGAACTTTCAATAAGTCCGGATAAAATACTTGCTCATTCTGTAGCATGTAGTGATGGTACTCCTGTAAAGACAATAGGACCAAAATATAATGATACAGGAACTTATTTTTCTGAAGTATACAACATAACTAATGTAATTATAACAATATAAAGGGGTTTATATGAATTCTGATCTAAAAATAACAGGTGAACTAGAAGTTACTCTTCTGGACGAATTCGGCAACATCAAACATCAAGACACTTACAAAAACTTAGTAGTTACTGTAGGTAAAAACTTTATCGCTTCTCGCATGAAGGATGCTACTGCAACTGCTATGACACACATGGGCATTGGATCTGGCACAACTGCTGCTGATGTCGGGCAAACTGCTCTAGTAACCCAGATTAGTAACCGCATTGCGTTAGCGAGTACTACAGTTACCAACCATCAAGTAGCTTATGCTGCAACTTTCGGAGCTGGAGTGAGTTCAGGTGCAATTACAGAAGCAGGTATTTTCAATGCAAGCACTGCTGGCACAATGCTATCACGTACAGTATTCAATGTAGTGAATAAAGGTGCTTCTGACACACTTAACATCAACTGGACTATTTCAGTAAACTAAAATGGCTAATATTAGAAATGGATTTCACTCCTTCATTACTACAGAACTAGTAGATAATATATTATTTCAAAGGAATAATTTCTACTACTTTCTGGGTAAAATAGATCCTTGGGAAGATAACGATACAGTACCTGACGAAGCACCAGACACGGAAGAGTCTGATCTAGCTACTAGGGACAATATTCTTTATATTAGAAAGGTCAACCCTACAGAGACTAGTATCGTTACCAAGTCATTTACATGGGAAATCGGTACTGTGTATGATCAATGGGACCATACCCAAGAGATGAAGGGTAAACCTTTCTACTGTATTAATAGTGAATATAACGTATATAAATGTTTGAATAATAATAACGGGGCGCCATCTACAACTACTCCATCTCTAGTAGGCCTTGCTCCATTTCAAACTTCTGATGGATATGTTTGGAAGTACATGTATAATGTACCATCATTCAAACGTAGTAAATTCCTTTCTAATGCTCTTGTCCCTGTGCAAAAAGCATTAACTGATGGATTTTATAACAGAGGAGCTGTAGAACAAGTAGTAGTAGTTGACGGTGGTATTAACTATACATCATCTCCACAGACGTTTATTACAGTGACTCCAACAAATGGTGGTAGTGGAGCTATATTAATTCCTATTGTATCATCAACTCCTGGAGCAGATTCTATAACATCTGTTATAATTAAGAATGGTGGTACTGGATATACTACTGCGCCTACTTTGGTGGTATCATCTAATCCTGAAGGCACTGGTAGATATGGTAATCCAAAGGCAGTATTAAAAGCTGTAGTGCACCTTGGTGTTATAGTAAATGTTACAATTGAAGACCCAGGAGTAGATTATCTAGCTGATACTTCTACTACAATAACAGTAGTTGGTGATGGTACGGGGGCTATATTCTCTCCTGTGGTATCTAACGGTAGTGTAGTAGATGTTGTTGTAGAAAATCCTGGGCAAGATTATTCGTTTCTAGAACTTACAGTAACCGGTGCTGGTACAGGAGCAAAGCTTCGCCCTGTTTTATCAGTATCCGATTTCATATCAGATCAAGCATCAATAGAACAGTCGGCAGAGCCTGGCGCAATATATGCAATCAAAGTTACTATACCAGGTAACAACTACGACGGACTTACCACAGTTACTATTAAGGGTGACGGCACTGGTGCTACCGCTGTTCCAATATTACAGGGTGGCACAATACAGAAAATCAATATAGTTACTCCTGGTACCGGGTACACCTACGTGGATGCTGGTACAGGATACACCTACGTGGATGTGGAAATAAAAAATCCTAACAGAGATTTGCCTAATACTTATCTAGACGCAGAAGCATATGCTATATTGCCTCCTCCAAAGGGACATGGGTATGATGCAGTAAATGAACTATACGGCGACACAGTGGCTGTTTATACTCAATTAAAAGATGATGAATCTTTAACTACTATAGGGCAAGACTACAGACAATACGGCATTCTAGTAAATCCTCAAATTATTGGAACTAATAAAAAAGCTTCTAATGATAAGTATTTTATAATGTTTGATATTAACTTTAATATAACTGATAATATTATAGAAGATACTATTTTGACATTTAATAATGTTAGATATATGGTAGTAAAGAAGAGTGGGTTAAATGTTAAATTACAACAACTTAGTTTAACATTAAAGCCAGTTAGTAATGGAGATATGTTCTACTATAAAGCAGATCCTAATACCAAGTTTACTGTAACTTCAGTAGTATCCATACCTACGGTTAATAAATATTCTGGCGACATGTTGTATGTTCAAAATCTAGAACCTTTTACACCAACTAAAGAACAGTTACTATCATTCAGAACTTATATAACACTGTAAGAGTAAATAATGACAAATTTAAATACCAATCCATATTATGATGATTATGATGAGTCTAAAGGATTTCATCAAATTCTATTCAAGCCCTCATTACCGGTTCAGGCACGTGAGTTAACACAGTTACAATCTATTCTGCGGAACCAGATCGCAAGATTTGGTTCTCATATATTTAAAGAAGGCTCTGTTGTTATTCCAGGTAACGTAAGAGCTGACCTTTCAATATGTTTCGTTAAACTTAAAACAACTTCTGTTGATATTGAGTCTCTACTTGATTATGATGTAGAAGGGACAAGTGGTCTTAAAGCTAAGATTCGTGCAGCAACGGCAGCAAAAGATACTGATCCTGCGACACTTTTTGTTAGCTACTACAACACTGGTACAGCAGGAGAAAAAGTATTCGGCGTTAATGAAACTCTAACTATAGGTGATGTGATTGTAGGAGAATATACTGTAGAAACCGTATCATCTGGTGCTACGGGTGGTGCAGCAATTGCTTATATCAATGACGGTGTATTCTTTGTTAGAGGAACTTTTGCAAAAGTTAATAAGCAACATGCTGTTATCAGTAAGTACTCTCCTCTACCAAGTTGTCACGTACTACTAAAGATAACAGAATCGATAGTCGATTATACTGAAGATGAAACATTACTTGATACAGCACAGGGCTCTTATAACTATGCAGCTCCCGGCGCAGATCGTCTAAAAATAGAGCTTGATCTTGTCACACTACCATTAGAATCAACTATTACAAATGATTACGTAGAATTGATGAGATATAATGAAGGAATTCTAGAAGAACATCTAAAATATCCCAAGTACAATGAACTAGAAAAGAGTCTTGCGCGGAGAACATATGATGAATCAGGCGATTATGTAGTTGAAGGACTTCGTGTCAGTACTAGAGAACATTTACTTTCTACTATTAATGGTGGTAAGTACACCGCGGCTCAAAGTGGCGATGCATCCAAGTTTATATACACTGTATCACCTGGTAAAGCATATATTCGCGGATTCGAACAAGAGATTATCTCTAATAGAGAAATAATTTCTGATAAAGCACGCGGAGCATCTCATATCTCAACAGGATCACTAAGTTCTGGAGT